CTTAAAATTCTCAAACTTCCGAAGTTGTTTCCACATCCATTTTTGTACTGGACGTAAAACGAAGTAAGTTCTACCTGGTCCTTTAAGGATTCCTCGTACTTTAAGAGGTTCTTTTAATCCTACAGGTTCCGTCAAAGGAATTTCTTCAACAGCTTCACCCCAAATTTTCCAAAAAATGTCCTCATATAATTCTCTCAAAAGAGTATCATCATAAGTCCATCCATTGAAAACTTCAAGGCTTTGAAATAAACACTCATCAGTTAAATTGAGTTGTTCATCAAGCAAGAATTGTTCTCTTCGACCCTTGGCACCATAATAGTGAGTCTTCTTACCAAATACTAACGTATGTTTCTTTTCAAGAAATATATTAATATCTTGTATAGAATAGTAACCACTGTTCAAAAACCAACCTATTGAACCTCCAGTCATTCTGGAGTGCCCATAGCAGGAATTTGTACTAGGAGTTCTAATCTTTATAAGATCTTCGTAAGTAAATGGTGCGAACTTAAAAAGTTCTTCGACTGTTCTCACACATTCTATGATACTAGTTTCGGTAGAAGCAAACTCATTAGAAATGTTCTCTTCAACACATGTTGTAAGATGATTAACCATTTCATTGATTTTTGAGTCAACTTCTTCAGCGAAAACTTTAGGACAACCTTTTTTGATATAATTGATTGTCTCTATGAATTCATTAAATTTTTTGGAATTTTTACACGAAAGTGTCCGCTGGAATCTGTAGGCAGACCCTCCAAGCAAATATGCTGGATTGTCACATTCCTGAAGCCAACTAGGACGCTTCGGCATCTGATCTAATTGTTCCAAATGGAAAGCATAAAAGGCCGCAAACTTATATTTAAAGTAAGCAGTCCAATTAGCACCGTTTTTTATACTGACGAATGCGCGTTTTAAAGCATTCTGACGACAGTCCCAACTTTTTTCAATAATTAATTTTTGATTAACGTCGGTATTTTGATTGGTTCTCTTCATGTATTTGAAGCCAAACAAGCAAAAGACTTCTATAATTAGATCTATCACTTGGATGACAACTTCAACAACTTCTTTTTCAATTTGAAATTTTGTATGTAAAACATCAACTTCATTTTGATCTAGAATCTTCATCGAGTTCCAATCGACTGGAGGTTTCCCAAGCCTACCAGTGGGTGGATCTAGTAAAGGTACACTCTGAAAGTCATCCTCAACTTTTTTTTTCTCTGAATTCGATCCATTAAATTCAGAAAGCATGTCATAGTAATTAAAATGGCCATATTGATTTTTCTTAAAGTCTTTGTGGTTAATTACTGATTGTCTAGTGTTCGTTTTGCACTCCAT